GTTGCTCCGCCCACATAATCTAAACGCACTATTTCATTTTGTCTAAAAATATAACCATATTCACCAGAAGTGATGGCTACAATCTGTCCGCCTGAACCTGGAAGGTCTTGACTGTCGGCTTGTTTTGATCCTTCTGTCCAAGTCGTAATATCATTAATGCCTGACCATCGAACCCTGTTCGTTGCACCACTAATATTTCCTGTTACTAAAAAATCTCTTATCACTCCTGATACTTTAAATATCGGTGGAGTTCCATCGGTGGCAATCGCTGAAAGATTGGCAAAGTTAGTTGATGATCCCATTAAATAATATTGAGGAGCATCCACTCCATTGCTTACAATGATATAATCTCCAAATTGGGTAAAAGTAAAATAGTCTGTAGCCGTTCCTGATAATGGAACACCCCCAGTAAAATCAGTAACAGCCATTCTAGTCGTATCTGAAGAAGTAACAGTAAGATTATCATTCCCTACTACTGCCCTAGTAACAGTTACTACATTTGCTGCTGGGTTAACTGCTGAAAAATTAGCATTGGCATTGATGCAAGTAAAAATATTATCTGCTGTCGTATCATTAGATTCGTTGTGAAAAAATTTATCGGTAGCAGGGGTTCCTGTACCAGCTCCTTGACAAGTAAATGTAACTTCAACTCCAGCACTTGTCATTAAAACAATCGTTGAATCAGTAGCTATGTTTGAATAATCTGTAACTGTAATGGTGCAAGTCGCATAAGAATCATTTAAAAATTTTCCTCCAGCACCTCTATCAGTAAATGCTCCTGATGATAATTGGTAAAGTGTATCTTTTGTCGCTGCAAAATTAAAACTGGTATTGCTTGTTGATCGAAATGAACCAGCTCCTTTGGATAAAGTTGCCATAGCATTTGAACTATAAGCCGTTAAAGATGGAAAAGGTTTGTAGCTTCTGGCAGCAAAATAAACATTCTTTGCTACATTCGCACCAGGATTCATAAACTTGGGTTGATCTGGTAGCCATTCTCCAAAAGGTAATTGCATTATTTCCCCTAACTATTATTTGATATAACGGTTGTTCTATCTACAAAAGGTGAAGCCACTGTAACATCTGATCTAGCCTGTAAAGGTGTTCCACTCCAAGTGTCTTCTTTATCGTTTCTTTCCAGTCGTTCCATGCTAGTTGCATAAAGCTGAGACCAGTTTTGTAATTTAGAGGGTTCAATGCCGCCTAAAAAATTAGCTGCATGATAAAGCGATCCATATAAATAAATACCTGGATGGCTGGTTAAAATATAATTAGTCGTTGTTGAATCTGATAAAGCATCTATCGCTTTATAATAATTAATGGTTGCGGTGTAGGTTCCGTCTGGTGTCGGTGCAAATCTAAAATTATCTCCCAGTATCGTATAAGTATTTGGTCTTCCAGAGGTGCTTCCCCCTTTAATTTGATCCATTTGTGTAGGAGCCATATAGGTTAAGGAATATTTAGCTCCTCCAGAAACAATAAAAAAATCCCTGACCTGTAAAAATCCTGTGGGTAGAGTTTCTAATTCTGAATCTATTGTAAAAGTAGTATCGGAAGTGAGCATGGCTTTAATTCTTAATTTAGAATTATATTCCGCTTCTACCAGTTTAATAAAATCATCACCAATCTCTGTCGTTAAATCAGAACGGTTCAGCCAATTTGCGACTGCTGCTTTTACTTCGGTATAAGTTGATAATGCCATTATAATCTTCCTGGTGCGGTTCTAAAATATCTATATTCGTTGCTGTTTAGTTTTTCTTTTAAAATTTTGTTTTGTATTTCTTTAGGTAAACTAAGAAAATTATTGGTTCCATTATATTCTTTTGCCCAGATTTCCAAAGCCAATGTAGGAATAGAAGCTACTCTTTTAAATCCTTTACTGGGAGAATAACCATCGTTTTGATTATAGAGTTCTTTATTCGTTTTTAAATGAGAATCAACATTCAGTTCTTGTTTAATTCCAATTTTTTCATCAAGCTCTTCATTGATAAAAGTTGTTTTCATTAAACCTTCAACTTGTGTTTCTTTTTTCATTTAACCTTGACCTCTAGTTTTTTTTCTCTTCGGTATGCGTTTAGAATACGACTTCGCATGACGACCTGGTCTTTTTATTCTAGTTTGCTTAACATGAACATACCCATACGATCTGGGTTTAGCCATTATGACGTTAAGACAGTAACACCTAATATACCAGTGCCAGTAGCAATAATTCCTGCAACTTTATCGCCTACATCAACTTTTATTATTTCTATTGTATCAGCAGGTAAAAAAGTGCTGCTAGTTGTTGCCGTTGGGTCACTCCCTACAGCATAATAAGTATCTGTATCAGCACAAAGTCTTACCCAGAAAACTCCACTTTCAGCAATTCCCAAAGCAGCAGATTGTGCAGACGTATCTGATGTCGCTACATTTGCCGTACTGGTTTGTTGAAAACCATAATTGTACATTGTTTTTTTCTCCTATTTAATTTGTGAGGGTGGAAAAACCGCTAGGTCAGAGCCACCCCCAATTTTGTTTATACTATCTTCTTATGATGATTGTATAGTGCAAACTGTGAGTGTTAGTCGAAGCTCCATCAGTAGCAATACCGATATAGCCATCTTGCTCTACATTATTCGCACCTGTCGGTTCACAAGTATCTACATCTCCGGCTGCTGAACCAGAATATGCAACTGTAATTGTTCCGCCAGTCATAGCTGTTGCTCCTACTTTTAAAGTAATCCCAGCATCTGCCGTTGCAATTGTTCCGCCTAATACAGTGATAACTTTAATTACTCTACCACCATCAGGCACAGCGATTCTTGAAGTGAACGCAGTTGATACATCATCGATTTCTCCAGTTAAGAAATAATCATTTAATGTTCTCATTTTTTTTTCCTCATTGTTCCGCCCTTAATCTAATCTCAGGACTTCAATGTTAATATAAATGCAAGGGGAGCAGATTTTTTAGATTACCCCCCTTACACTGTTAGATATTACGAAGTAGTTACGTCAGTAACCATTCCACTTGATCCTTCATTTTTTGCTTCAAGAGTATATTCAACTACCAAGAATCTTTGATCTGCATCAGCTGTCTGTGCAGGATGTTGGAGTTTGAAATCTCTTAAAAAAGCAACTGCCCAAAAGTCCATTTCAAGCAGGTAAACATCTTGTCCTCTTCGGATAGCAGTCCCATCGGATTTTCTAATCCAACGATCAGGAACAACTTTCATTGTTCCAAAATCAGATTCGTAAACATCGATAGAAGTCATTAATCTTCTATCTTCTGCTTTGTCGAATCTAGTTGCTCCTCCTGTGAAGAAAGATAGTTTCTGTTTATTGAAGCCATTAAGCATGATTGTGTCAGGATTTCCTCCTGTGTCCCAAGTAGTTTTCAAAGTTGATCTCAGTAAAGTTTCTGTGAATGCTCTTTGAGTTCCGTCAGTTCTAGCAGCACCGCTACCAGCTCCTGACCCACCTGTTCCAGCAGATACGTTAGTAGAAATCCATGTTGGAAGTCCACCTAATGTTCTTGCTACTGTATTACTACCTACTGCTTTCGCTGTGTTAGATAAAAGAGCATTTTCCATATCTCTTTTTAATTCTTTCGCAGCTTTAGCGACTTGATATGCTAACTCAGAACTTCTTCCTGCCGCAAGAACGGCATCATCTGTACCAGTAACCTGAACAGATTTAGTTGAAATTTGAGTATAATCAAATGCTAGTGTTGTAGAAGTTAGCGAACCATAAGAAATGGAAGCTCCTTCTACCGCAGCATTAGCAGCAACAGCAGACAGTGTATCTGTTTGCCAATCGTACTTAGTTTGAGTGGCTTTCGTTTTGCCGATACCTGACATGAAGGGAGTGTCCGTAGGTGATATATTATAAATTATATCAGATAGGTCCTCTCTTATACCAACTGTATCGTAAGTTGTTAAACCAGCCATTGTTTTTTGCTCCTTAGCTTTAGTTGTTATACATATTTTGCCAAAAGATCGGTAGCATCTCTAGGATTACCACTTCTCTTCAGACGGTTAATTTTATCCAACCTTGCTTTACTGGTTTGTTCATCTTTAGTTTCTTTAATGCCGGACTTTATGACTTTGGCTGGTTTGACTTTCTTACTAACCAAAGTTGGTTTCAACTTTTGGGCGTTCTGATGCGTCATTGCATCCATAATCACATCAAACATTCTTGAATCATAAACTTGGTTAATTTCTTGTTCGTTGAAATGTCTACCTAGTAAATAATTTCTCATGTTTGTTTTAAGAGATGATCCTTTAATCGGATCCCCAAAATCAGGATGTTTTAAAGCAACCTTCTTTTGTTCTTCCCTTAAAATTTCCTGAAACTGATCTTCTTGGTTTGAACGTAGCTTTCTTTGAGCTTGTGCGATTGTTTCTCTTCTTCGCCTTATTTTTCTCTCAAGTTTTGCAGCTTCAGTAGGGTCCTCATCAAATAGTTTATCCAGTTCTTTAGAACTCAATTCGCTATTGACTTCGGCATTTAAAGTCCTTGTCAGATTATCCAAACCTTCAAGTTTGGTTGAATAGTCTTTGGTTAGACGATCTTTGTCGGATAAAAGCTGTCGTTTTTCGATAGCTAGTTCTTCCGTCTTTCGTCTATAATCGGCATCTTTTTGATAACCTGCTTTCAGTTCATCAAGGTCAACATCGATTTTTTCACCATTGACTATTATTTGGTGTAAATCGGTTACTTGAGTTTCCTCAGCGTTTACTTTTTCAGACGCTTCTTCTTTTTCTGTAACTTCCTTTGCAGGTTGAGTTTCAGAGTTTTTTTCTTCTGGTTGAACTTTAGAATTATCCGTTTCGGTTTTCTTCGGCTCT